TTGCTAATAAATCTGCTACTGCCCGCGAAATTATGGGCCGTCTACAGTTGGCTTTTGAATACTTGCCTCGCTTTCTACAGCAAGGCGTTAAAGAATGGAACAAAGGTTCTATTGAACTAGCCAATGGTTCAAGAGCGGTTGCTGACTCTACATCCGGCTCATCTGTTCGTGGTAGATCATTTAACATAATTTTCCTTGACGAGTTTGCATTCGTTCCAAACAACATCGCCGAACAGTTCTTTATGTCTACGTATCCTACGATTTCTTCTGGTCAGACAACAAAGGTTATTATCGTTTCTACACCAAATGGTCTAAATCTATTCTATCGTATGTGGGAAGATGCTATCAAGTATAAGAGCGAATATAAGCCAATTGAAATTCACTGGAGCATGGTGCCAGGCAGAACAGAAGAATGGAAAGAACAGACTATTCGTAACACATCTGCTGACCAGTTTCGTCAGGAATTTGAGTGTGAGTTCATCGGTTCTACAAACACTTTAATACATCCTATAAAGCTACGCTCACTTGTTTGGCATGATCCAATCGATATTGAGGGCAATCTCAGAACATACAAGAAGCCTCAGCCTGGTCGCACCTACTGCATGACTGTGGATGTTGCAGAGGGTCAAGGTCTAGATTACTCAGTGTTTTCTGTTATAGATGTGACAGAGATACCATATAGACTTGTTGCGGTCTACCGAGACAACAAGATTTCACCATTTTTGTTTCCAACAATTATCGTACAAACAGCCCATTTATACAATGATGCATTTATTTTGATAGAAATCAATTCTATCGGTCTACAAGTTTCTGATATTATTCATCATGAACTGGCCTACGAAAATCTTATCAAGATCGAAGTGAAGGGTAAGCAAGGCCAACAGCAGACACCTGGTTTCAAGAAAAAAGTTGCTTTTGGTATTCGACAGTCGCAGCAGACCAAGATGATTGGCTGTACAAACCTCAAGACACTAATCGAAAGTGATAAGTTGATAGTTAATGATGAGCAAACTATAAACGAGCTAATAACATTCTCAGCAGATAAGAGAACATTTAAAGCTGAAGAAGGCAATCATGATGATTGTGTCATGACACTAGTAAACTTTGGCTGGTTAACCGGTCAAAAGTATTTTAAAGAAAATATTAATAACGATATTAGACAGGCTCTTCAGAAAGAAATTCTTGATGTTATGGATCAAGATATTGTTCCATTCGGAGTAATATCTGGGTATCAGGGAGAAGTTAGTAAAGATTATGAAGTTGATGAAAATGGAGATGTATGGCTTGAAGATAGGTCTAGGAGATATCCATTTGATGATCTAAATTGGCGTGGAAAACTATAAAATGCTAAATAAATGACAAAATATAATTTAGTCACCATTCTACTACAATAAGGAGAAAAGATATGGCATTTCAATTATCTCCAGGCGTAAATGTCTCTGAGATTGACCTAACAACTATTGTTCCGGCAGTAGGTACTACTGAAGGAGCTTTTGCTGGCGACTTCAATTGGGGTCCAGCCAATGAGATTCGCACGATCTCAAGTGAAGTTGAATTAGTTAACACATTTGGCAAACCTGACAGCAACAATTTTACTGACTTTTTTACCGCAGCAAACTTCTTAGCTTATGCGAGAAATCTTAAAGTTGTTCGTACAATAGCAAATACTTCATTTAATGCTACTTATAGCGGCACAGGAAGACTTATTGAAAACGAGCAAGACTACCTTGAAAATGACAGCAGCGGTGTAAACACTTATGGCCAATGGGCAGCTAAGTATCCAGGCACACTAGGAAACTCAATCCGAGTATCAACCTTCACAGGTTCAGGCAATACAACAGCTTTTGGTGCTTGGACTTTTAACGGTTTCTTTGACTCTGCACCAGGAACTTCAACGTATGCTTCTAACAGAGATTCTTCTAACGACGAACTACACGTTGCTGTTATCGACGCTGATGGTAAGATTAGCGGTACAGCAAATACTGTTATAGAAAGATTTGCATTTGCTTCTAAGGCTTCAGATGCAAAGCTTGAAGATGGCACATCAAACTACTATAGAGATGTAATCAATAGCCGTTCCAATTATATTTGGTGGATGGCCCACCCAGATGGCGCAAGCAACACAAACTTTGGTACAGCTACATCTTCAGGTAAGACATACGGTTCAGCAAACTCTGCATATACAGCAACTCTTACTGGTGGTACACAAGACATATCAGTAGCTTCTGACACAATCAATGGATATGATAATTTTAAAAACGCCGATGAAGTTGATATCTCACTTATCATGACTTCAGATCACAGTTCTACAATCGTAAATCATATTATTGATAACATTGCAGAGTATCGTAAAGACTGTGTGGCCTTTATTTCACCACGTAGAACAGACGTTGTTTACAGCGGTGGTAACGAAGAAGCAGATTGCATCAGCTATAAGAATAACACAATCAACAGATCAACATCATACGCTGTGATGGATTGTAACTGGAAGTACCAGTACGACAAGTACAATGACGTTTATCGTTGGGTGCCTCTAAATGGTGATATTGCCGGTCTATGTGTACGTACAGACTTTGAACGTGATCCATGGTTCTCACCAGCAGGTTTCAACCGTGGCGCAATCAAGAACCTAACAAGACTTGCTTGGAATCCAAACAAGACTAAGCGCGACGAACTATACAAGAATGGTATTAACCCAGTTGTATCATTCCCAGGCGAAGGAACAATTCTATTCGGTGACAAGACAATGCTTTCAAAGCCATCGGCCTTTGATCGCATTAACGTTCGCCGTCTATTCATTGTTCTTGAAAAAGCGATTGCAAGAGCATCTAAGTTTTCACTATTTGAATTCAATGATGCATTCACCCGCGCTCAGTTCGTGGCTCTCGTAGACCCATATCTACGTGATGTACAGGGACGCCGTGGTATCTTTGACTACAGAATTGTTTGTGACGAAACAAACAATACTCCAGAAGTTATTGACCGCAACGAATTTATCGGTGACATTTATATTAAACCTGCTCGTTCAATCAACTTTATCCAGTTGAACTTCATAGCTGTAAGAACTGGTGTAAGCTTTGATGAAGTAGTAGGCAAGTTTTAGACACACGATTTACTAAATATTCCCTGAGATAACATCAAAGGGAATATTTCAAATGAACAAGTATGGTTTTATCTATCTCTGGCATGATCGCAAAACTAAGCGGTACTACATTGGAAGACATTGGGGAACAGAAGAAGATGGTTATATCTCTTCTTCCAACTCTATGAGAGAAGCACACAGAAGAAGACCGGATGATTTCAAACGTCGAATCATAAAACGAGTGTACACTTCTCAGGAAGACCTCGTTCTGGAAGAACAGAGATGGTTAGACTTCATTCGTCCAATCGAATGTGGAAAGCGTTACTACAATAAGACTCTCAAGTCAAACATGCCGACCATGAGAGGTAGGAAACACACAGAAGAAACCAAACTCAAGATGAGTGAAACTGCCAAATGTAGACCCAAATCAGAAGAAACCAAAGAAAAGCTCCGGCAAGCTAATCTCGGTAAAAAGTATTCTGCCGAAACGAATAAGAAAAAAGGACAGAACTCAAGAGACTATTCTGATCCTGTTTTCCTTTCTAAAATGAGTGCTGCTGCTAAGAATCGTTCAGTCGAAACTCGAAAGAAGATTAGCGAAAATGCCAAAAGATTAGTGTCTGAAGGTAAGATATTGAAAGCAAGATTTGCCAAATCTTATTAAAAAACACATAAATAATAAAAACGAGGAGTAAATTAGATGCCTTTTAATATTCAACAGTTTAGGTCAGCAATGGTTTTGGACGGTGCTCGTCCAAACCTGTTTGAATGCCGCATGACTTTTCCTGATATTGCAGCCGCGGCCGCAAGAACAGGATCAGACGGTCTAAGCATTTCAGAACAATTCAGCTTTTTCTGCCGCGCAGCACAGTTGCCTGGCTCAACAGTAAACGCTATTCCAATGCCATACTTTGGTCGTGAATTGAAGTTTGCTGGTAATAGAACATTCACCGAGTGGACAGTAACCATTATCAATGATGAAGATTTCAAGATTCGTAATGCCATTGAACTATGGATGAATTCACTCAACTCTCATAGAAATAATCTAAGAAGCAATTCATTCTTAAGTCCATCAGATTATCAAAGAGATGCACACGTTATTCAGTACGGTAAAACAGGCGAAGCCTTGAAGTCATATAGCTTCATTGGTATGTTCCCAATTGACGTTTCACCAATCGAACTAGATTGGGGTGCAAACGACACAATCGAAGAGTATGCAGTAACATTCAGCTATCAGTGGTGGGAATCTACCGTTGGCGACTCAAATGGTACAGGTCTTTCTCCTCCTAGCCGTAACGTAAATATCATCTAAGAATAACAGCTATATATTAGGGGAATTTACTTTCCCTAATATCGTATCTTTTTTGGAGCTAGCTTTGTGTCAATAAAACTTTTTGGTTTTGAAATAAATCGCGCGAAGTCAGAGAAAGAAGATGAGCGCAATAAAACATTCGCTCTTCCTCAGAATGACGATGGTGCTGTAACCATTCAATCGGGTGCCTACTATGGTACATATGTCGATTTGGATGGTGTTGTTCGTAATGAAATAGAATTAATCACACGATATAGAGAAATGTCAATGCAGCCTGAAATTGAAGGTGCAATTGATGATATCATTAATGAAGCTATTGTCTACGAAGATAAAGGTAATGGTGTTGAGATTAACACCGATGAACTAAAAGAATCAGAACAAATCAAGAAAAAGATTCGTGACGAATTTGAACATATCCTCAAGTTACTTAATTTCGGTAATATGGGACATGATATATTCCGTCGTTGGTATATTGACGGTAGACTTTTCTACCATCTTGTCATTGACGAAAAGTCTCCTCAAAAAGGTATCCAAGAACTAAAGTACGTTGACCCTCGCCGAATTCGCAAAATCCGTGAAATTCAGAAGATGAAAGATACTTCTACAGGTATGGAAATCATCAAACAGATGAATGAATACTACCTGTACAATGAGCGAGGCGTTATCGGCGCACACAGTAATCTAGGTACAAAAATTGCTGTGGATTCTATTGTGAATGTCAACTCAGGTCTAATGGATTCAAAGAGAGCTATGGTTCTCTCCTATCTACACAAGGCCATCAAGCCTCTTAACCAGCTAAGAATGGTTGAAGATGCTACAGTTATCTATCGTCTCTCGCGCGCGCCTGAGCGCAGGGTATTCTATGTTGATGTTGGTAATATGCCAACAAT